TATTGGAGTGGTACACTTATGGCGTTTGCAAGAGTATGTAATTTAAGATGTAAAGAAGACGCACAGAAAGAAACACAAGATATTGCAAACGATATAGATAAATTGTGTAGAGAACAGTTTCCAGTTAGTTGGAACGCACTAAGAAATATGCCACAATAGCTCAGTTGGTAGAGCAGTTGATTTGTAATCATCAGGTCGTGGGTTCAATTCCTACTTGTGGCACCAGAATTGAGAGAAAGTATGACAGAAGAAGTTAAGATTGAAGTGATACAGCCATGGTCTAATTTGATATACAAAATTACCATGCCAGAGAATATCACACAAGGACTCATAGAACATACAGATAAGATGAGAGAAGACCCAAACACACCAAGTTATGGTCAAAGTCTTGTAGGTCAAGTAGATGAGGAACTAGAAATAGATATACTTAAACTTCCTACAAACATACCAAACTTTTTGATGTATTGCAGCCGTGAATGGTTATTCAATCAACTCAATCAAGGATTTGGTTGGGAGCCATCATGGAACTTAAAAAAAGAAAATTTAAATGTACAGTTTCTTAGTATGTGGACAGTATCACAGAGAGATGGAGAATATAATCCTATACATACACACCCAGCAGCTTCAGTATCAGGCGTTCTTTATCTAAAGATACCAGAATACAAAGAAGATAAAAAGGACACTAGAAAACCTCATAAACAACGCACAGATGACGGCTCACTTGTCTTTACTAATAATGCTGGACTAGACAGACGCTACTGTGTAAGTAATTTCAACGTCAATCCAAAAGTTGGTGAATTATATCTATTTGGTGGTTTACAACCACATCAAGTATATCCATTTCGTAGTATAGATGGTGATGGTGAAAGACGCAGTATATCATTCAATATTGTTAACGCTCATGTTGAGGAAATTGAAAAGATAAAATCAGACAATTTTAAATCAAAGCAAGGGATAACATTAAATGACTAATTGTATACATTGTAACACAGAATTAATACATGGTGGTGACCATGACGGAGATGACGAAGACGAATACGATATCGTTAGTAATTTAAGTTGCCCTAATTGTGATACACATGTGCTTGTGTATCATTCCTTTAAGGAAAATGAAGAAGAAGATTTCTACATGGGGCCTGGACATTAGAATGTTGTGGAAATATTGGTGCAAAGCAATCGGTATCAAGGCATTTGACGAAGACGATAAAGCAGATAAGGTTGCAATCATACGAACAATATGGGTGATTTTACATATAATTACATGTTTTGCAATAATAGCCAACACATTAAGACAATGGTAATCACTTGACAAAAATCTATTATTATGGTACATTTATATTATGAATTTCTATACAAACGTAACTCAATGGGGTAATAATCTACTAGTTCGTGAAGTTGTAAATGGTGAGAGGATTAATACTAAGGTAAAGTATAAACCTACTCTCTATGCGGCTGTTCAAGAACCAACACCTTACAAGACTCTAAAGGGTGGATATGTCACACCCATAGAACACACTTCTATCAAAGAAGCAAAAGAATGGATTGAGGGATATTCCAATCAACCAGATTTGGCGTGTGGCAATACAATGTTTTCTTATAACTATATTGCTGACAAGTTTCCTAATTATGTTAAGTGGGATACAGATAATATTCTTATTGTTACGATTGACATAGAAACAGAATGTGAGAATGGTTTCCCAGACCCTAAACAAGCAATAGAGCCACTAATTTCTATTACACTCAAAAACCACCAGACTAAAAAGATTGTGGTATGGGGTGTAGGTATGTTTGTTAACAATCGTGATGATGTTACCTATGTACAATGTCAAGATGAAAAAGAATTAGTACAAGAGTTTCTAGTGTTCTGGCAAGACTATTATCCAGATATTATTACAGGTTGGAATACAGAGTTTTTTGATATTCCTTACATCTGCAATCGTATCAAAAATCTATTTGGTGAAGATGAAGTCAAACGACTATCGCCTTGGGGAAATGTATTCAGTAAGAATGTATTTAGTATGGGGCGTGACCATCAAATATATGAGATACAAGGTGTTGCAGCTTTAGATTATTTTGATTTGTATCGTAAGTTTACATACACCAATCAAGAGAGTTATCGACTAGACCATATTGCATATGTAGAGTTAGGTGAACGCAAAGACGGTAATCCCTATGAAACATTTAGAGAGTGGTACACAAAAGATTTTCAATCATTTATAGAATATAATATAACAGATGTGGAATTGGTGGATAAACTCGAAGACAAGATGAAACTAATTGAGTTGTGTCTAACTATGGCATATGATGCAAAGGTTAATTATGTAGATGTGCTTGGTTCTGTGAAGTATTGGGATATACTCATATACAATCATCTTCGCAAGAAAAATATTGTCATACCACAAAAGAGAAAGAACACTAAGGCTGAAAAGTATGAGGGTGCATATGTAAAAGACCCTATCGTTGGTATGCACAATTGGGTGATGTCATTTGACTTGAACTCATTGTATCCACATCTTATCATGCAGTACAACATATCACCAGAAACATTATATGGTCAACAAAAAGTAAAAGACATGACTGTTGATAAATTGCTTGACAAGAAAGTAGACACCTCTATACTCAAGGGTGTAACACTAACACCTAATGGTGCATTGTTTAAGACTGATACAAAGGGGTTTCTACCAGAGATTATGGAAAGCATGTACAATGACAGAGTAACATTCAAACGTAAAATGTTGGAGGCAAAACAAAAATATGAAAATACTAAAGACCCAAAACTACTTAAAGACATTTCGAGATACAACAACATTCAAATGGCTAAAAAGATTTCACTCAATAGTGCTTATGGTGCTATCGGTAATGCATACTTTAGGTATTATGACCTTCTGGTTGCTGAAGCGATTACTACTAGTGGGCAGTTATCTATTCGCTGGATTGAGCATGCTCTTAATGAATACCTTAATAAACTGTTGGGAACGGACAAACATGACTATGTACTTGCTTCGGATACGGATTCGGTTTACATTACATTTGACGGACTTGTTAATAAAGTGTTTAAAGAGAGAAAAGATACTACAAAAATCATCAACTTCTTGGACACAATCGCTACTCAAAAGATTGAACCTTTTATTGATAAGAGCTATTCGGAGCTCGCTGGGTACGTCAACGCATACTCAAACAAAATGAGCATGAAGCGTGAGGTAATCGCAGATAAAGGTATCTGGACTGCCAAGAAACGCTATATACTTAATGCACATGATGTGGAAGGTGTGCGATATAAAGAACCACAACTCAAAATCATGGGTATTGAGGCAGTTAAGTCGTCAACACCAGCACCATGTAGACAGAAGATTAAAGATGCGTTAAAGATTATCATGTCTGGCGATGAGAAAATGCTAAATACCTTTATACAAGAGTTTCGTGAGGAGTTTATGAAGTTGCCAGTAGAAGACATTGCATATCCTAGAAGTGTGAATGGTATAAAGAAGTTTACTTCAGATAGTGGACTATTTGCAAAGGGAGCTCCTATACATTGTAAGGGTGCAATATTATATAATCATTTAATGAAAAAACATAGTTTGAGTGGCAAATATGAGCTTATACAAGAGGGTGACAAGATTAAGTTTCTGCATTTAAAAGAACCAAATCTGTATCAGTCAACAGCCATATCTTTTATGACAAAACTACCAAAAGAACTTGACTTTACATCAATAATAGACTATGATGTACAGTTCACCAAGAGTTTTGTTGACCCATTGAAATTTATTACAAACAAAATCTTGTGGAAGATAGACGATAGTTATGGAACACAAGGAACATTAGAGGACTTCTTTACATGAAATATTTCAGATACACATTAGACGACCTACAAAAATCAGCAGATAGAAAATTATTTACATACATATCATTCTTTGCTGGTGGTGGGGGTTCTTCGGCAGGATACAAACTTGCTGGTGGTGATTGTAAGTTTGTCAATGAGTTTCAACAAGTTGCAGTCGATACCTATCTTGAGAACTGGCCTGGAACACCACATATATGTGGAGATATCAAGAATGTGACAGGACAACAAATCATGGAAATGACTGGTATTAAAGAGGGTGAGTTAGATATATTAGATGGTTCACCACCATGTCCACCTTTTAGTATGTCAGGTACAAAACAAAAAGGTTGGGGTAAAGAGAAGACAGCATATGGTATGAAACAGAAGAATATAGAGGACTTGACTTGGGAACAGATACGAATTGCTGGTGATATGAAACCTAGAGTAATCGTGTGTGAGAATGTAAAAGGTTTGACTATGGAGTATGCATCAGAGCATCTTGCACGAATGGTCAATGATTTTGAGAAGTTAGGTTACACAACTGTCTATAAGGTACTCAAAGGACACGAACAAGGTGTTCCACAGAAACGTGAACGTGTGTTTATCGTATCGGTGCGTAATGATGTGTTAGATGATATCGGTATGCCATTTATGTTATTGAGTGGACTATTTCCAGAGCCAGAGAAAGAATTTGCGTCTATACGAGATGCCATCAACGATTTGCAGATGAACAACGAGAATCGTGTCGAAGCACATGACTTGGTAGAGGCCATGAGAAAGGGTGCAAAGTGGAAATGGTTGAAACGATTGGAAAAGAACCCAGATAAGGTAGTATCTGTAGGTGATGATGTGGTCGGGCCATGGTATGACAAGGTAATCGCACATAGAAAGAAAATGGGTAAGAGTATACCAGATAGAAAGAGCTCATTCTTTCAATCCAGACGTGTGCCATGGAATCAAGCATCACATACATTATCAGAACAAGGATTACAGACAAGTCTTGCCGTGCATTTACACCCAGAGGAAGACCGAGTGTTTACCACCAAAGAATCTGGTCGTATTATGACATTACCAGACGATTACAAATTGACAGGTACATTGAA